TTATTGAAAATTTAGTGTTTGGTGTTTTATCTATTGCAACAGGATTAGTTTTAGGTAAAGGTGTACTTCACCATCATCACCATTAAAAACATTATTTTAAATTAATTATTGACAGTTAAATGTAATTATATTAATATTAAATATGAAAGGAGGTGATATCCTTGCAACAACAAAATACAAAAAGTCGGTTTAGAAAGTGGCTGTATCGTGTGGCCTTTGTTCTCCTGATCTTACTAATGTTGCTGCAATTACACCATTACGATAGTGCATTAGATGCATTAGCAAAACTAAATGTTGAACAAAGTAATGACATACATAATATGCAAAAAGAATTACATAGCATACAGTTACAGGATTTACAAATTAAATCAGATGTTAGTGACTTAAAACTTAAAATTAACGGACAGTTTCAAGATATACATAACGATATTCCACAACCAGACCTACATAAAGATTCAAAAGTACATATAAATGCTTTTACACCAGCTAGTATTATTACAACTACAACCGTAACGGTATTAACTATATTGAAGAGTGTAACAAGTCTAATTCCATCATTCAATTAAAGGAGATGAGTTTAATTGAGTTATAGAGAACAAATTTTAGAAGCTTACATAAATTCATTAATTTCCAGTGGTGCTACAGAACAGACAATTACAATGGCGTTACTTGCCTTCGAAACTGGCTTTGCTGCCGGAACATTAATGAATGCTGATGAAGATTATAAACAGGAAATGATTAATAATTTAACATACATAAAACAAGTACATTAATAGATTAGGAGGATTACATATGGATTTTGCAGGAATTACAAAATTACTTAAACAATCGTTTCAAGAAAAAGGGAAGTTACCAATTGAGATCAAGGTTAATCCTCATTGGCTAGAAAGACAAATGGCAGCGAGATTTATTCTACGTAAAGAAGGTGAAAATCCAATCGAGACATTGACGAAAATTCCAACAACAATAGATAATTCAGTCGATACATTCAAATTTGTTTATGAATCTTAGAATGAAAAGATGTCATAGGAGGTTAAAGCATGTGTAAAAATTGTGGTGAAGAATCTAATCTTTATTTTTATGATAAAGTCTTTCGGAAAATGGTTTGTGAGTCTTGTAAAAATAAAGCTATTGAAATGGGAATAAGGTTTGAATTTGATTATGAAGAATTGAAGTAATACGCATCTCGACCAAAATATGTCTTAAATCAAAAAGTTTGTGAAAATGCATAGCCTAAAAACATTGATATATCAGGGTTTATTTTAAAAATTCACAAACTATTTTATATTAAAATGTACCTTTTATTTACATCTTAGATTATCCTCTATGTTAAAAATATATTAATAAATAAGGAGAGGATTAATTATGTTATTATTAGATAAAATTGCGATTATTACCGGAGCAGGATCAGGAATTGGGGAAGCAACTGCAAAATTGTTTGCTAAAGAAGGGGCTAGAGTTGTAGTAGCTGACTATAATTTTGAAGCAGCTAAAAGAGTTTCAGATGAAATTAATGAAATGTATAGTGATCCAGTTCCACCTATGCAAAATAACGATTCCGAGCTATGGCAACGTGATTATAAAGCAATTGCATCCTATGTAAATGTTGCTGATCGTAAATCAGTTGACAGCATGGTTTGGGATGTTATTCATATGTTTGGACGTATTGATATTTTGGTAAATAATGCAGGAATCACAATGGATAAAACATTAGTGAAAATGACATCAGAACAATGGGATCAAGTAATTGCAGTAAATCAAACAGGAGTATTTCATTGTACTCAAGCCGTTGTTCCTTATATGGTTAATGAAGGATATGGAAGAATTGTTACTACAAGTTCAATTGTAGGTGAATCAGGAAATATTGGCCAAACGAATTATAGTGCAACAAAAGCTGCAGTAATTGCAATGACTAAAACATGGGCAAAAGAGTTAGGTAGAAAAGGAATTACTGCAAATTGTGTAGCTCCCGGATTTATCAGAACTCCAATGACTGCTAAAATGCCTCCTGAAGTATTATCTAATATGGAAAATATGGTTCCGTTAAAACGACTTGGTGAGGCTGAAGATATTGCAAATGCGTTTTTATTCCTTGTAAGTGATATGGGAAAATACATTAATGGTGCAGTGATCGATGTGAATGGTGGCCTTTCAATATAAAATATGAAATAAATAAAATTAATTTAACAAAAACTATTGTGTAAAAGTAATTAATTTGATATAGTTAGAGAGTACCAGATAATAGAATGAAAGGAAGTGAGAAAGGTGCAAATATTCGAAATCACAGATCGAGTTTATGAGTATTATAAACAAAATGTGAAGGGCAACGAGGATGTCACCAAGGATCAAGCAGCGAAAAAACTTAGCCGTAATGTAATGTTGGCTAAAGAAATTCCACCAAGAAATGAACAAGACATTTCTAAAGGCAACAAAATGTATTATTATGGTAGTTTACATATTGTTCTAAAAGGCGACAAAATTATATATCTAAATAATCATCGTGGCAGTAAATGCTATGGATGGGAATTAGATCAAGAAAAATACGAAAAAATATCAACTGAATTTGAAATCACAGCATAATAAAAATAAATTAATACATATCTTAGGAGGAATTATTAATATGGCAAAAACAAAACATGGATTACCACAAACAAAAGGATTTTTCAAATTAAGAGGAAATGTAACTGGAACAGTAAGAGAAAAAGCTTTCACTCATAAAGAATATGATAACGGTGGAGAAAGAAATAGTTTCAGTTTTGGAGTTCAAACATCACTCAATTCTACGGTTTATGTAAATGCTGAAGGATATAAAAATGATAAAGTATATCTGTTTAAAAGATCAGAAGTTAAAGGTCAACAAGGAGAACAAAAAGTAGTAGAATGGGGTAAGCGTTATGATTATGTGAACGATGGATTCCTTCCAATGGGAGTATCAGTTGGTCTTGATATTGATGATGAAGGTAAAAATATCACTAATACTCTTTTAGACTTTGATGCAGCTAAGAAAATTCGTCAAGAACTTGTTGATAATGCACCAATCTTTGTACGTGGAGATATTGAATTCTCTTCATTTAAAAATGATAAAGGTGAAATCAGAAGAAATAAAAAGTTTGTTGTTAAAAATATTTATAATTCAAAAATCGTTGATTTTGAAGCAGAAGACTTTAAAGAAACTGCTGATTTTAAACAAAAAATTATCTTCACTAGGATTTCAAAATCAACAGAGCCGGGTGAAACTAAGTTTAATCTTGAGGCAAAAGTTGTTACATATAGTTCAATCGAAGATGCCGAATTTGTAATTTATAATACAGCACTTGCTAACCAAATCAAAAAATCATTGAAGCCATATCAAGCACTTGATGTATGGGGAATTATTTTTAACAAAGTTGATACAGATGAAGTTGAAGAAGAGGCAAGTGTTTGGGGAGAAGAAGATTCCTTCAAGAAAGCAACTAAAAGTTATATTCGTGAGTTAGTTATTACAGGAGCTGATCCTTCAACAATTGACAAAGAAACTTTTACAGAAGAAGCAGTGGAAGAAGCGTTAAATAAATTAAGATCAGAAGGTCAAGTTGAAAGTGGTACTTGGGGAGATAATGGAATAGATATTCAAGATGATGAACTTCCTTGGTAAAAATGAATTAAAAATAAATATATCAAACAAAATAATGAGGAGATGTTTTTTTAAATGGCTAAAGCAAAACGTGGTAGTGCAGTAAAAAAAGGATTAAAATTCTTTAACTTTGGTGAAGCAGGAACTTGGAAATCATCATTCGGATTAGATTTCATGAAAATGAAAAATGAAGAAGGTATGCCATTAAGGGTTTTATACATAGATTGTGAAACTGGTAGTGTCGATAATTATCTTGAAGATTTAGAAGATCAAGGAATTGATTTAAATAACCTCCTCCTCGTTTATACGACTTCTTATAAGGAAGTTGAAGAGTGGGCAACAAAGGCTATGAATGAAGAGGAATTGTTAATTGAAAATGAAGAAGGTGTGCTTGAAGAGGTTCTAGATGCAGATGGTAATCCATTCGTAGCTGATGTAATTATAGTAGATGGAATTACAGTAATTAGTGATAATGTTAAATTTGCAGCTATTAATGTATCGGAAAAACGTGCAAAATTAAAAGCAAAATCACAAGAAAAAAATGCTACCGAGCAATTTGTAGCAGAAGCTACTGCCGGACTTGAATTTAAAGATCATGACAAAATTAAAATGAAAGGTAAAAACTTATTAAGAAGTCTTATTACTGGAACAGATAAATATGTAGTTGTTACTTCGAGAGAGAAAACTAAAAAGGTAATGACTAATGTTGATGGAAAAATGACTCTTGTTGAAGTTGGTAAGATTCCAGATACTTGGGATGGTGTAGAATATGAATTCTTTACAGTTCTTCGTCACTTTGAAGATGAAGATGGATCAATTAAAGCTCAAATTGTGCGTAAAGATAGAACAAAAGTCTTCCAACAAAATGAGATCATTGAAGCCCCAACTCCACTTTATTGGCAAGAAGTGATTTATAAAAATAAGAATAGACAGTCAAATGTACTTAATAAAGAGAGCGTAGAAGATGGTATTCATAAGGATGAAGAAGTAATTGCAAAAGGTATCACTAAAAGCGAAGATACAACAAAAGTTGAAGTTAAAGATGAACATGACACACCTGAAGAATTAAGGAATGAAATTAAAAAGGCAATTGATGATTTATCTATGCCAAAGAAGAAAGCATTACGACCAAAAGTAGCCAAAGCTGGTCTTGATCTTGATTATAATAATATTGAGAAAGTAGAAGATTTGAAAAAATTCTTAGCATTAGCAACTGAATAATTACATAATAGGGGAGAGTAAATTTATTCTCCCCTATACTTTTATAAAGGAGATGCAATTATGTTATTGAAATGTAATTACTGTGATCCTACATTGACAAAAGAAATGAAAAATAAAGGATTTAAAGGTACAAAATCAATAAATACAGATATTGATCATTATATTAGGGATGAAAAGAATAAATATTATCATTCTGAATGTTATGTAAAACATTTAATTAAACGTAAAAAAATGGATGAAAATGAAGCAAGGGATATGCTGGAAATCCAGACAATTAAGTTTAAAGAGGAATTAAAGAAACAAATTGATAAGGATAAATTCTACAGATGGATAATGAGTTATTATGATGCTCCACTTCCTTCATATTTTTGTATGAAAATTAACGAAATCATTAATGGTACATATGAAAAAACAAATGAACCAATTCCATATATCACCCTTTTGGATATTTATGATAAGATGGGTATTTATTTAAATAAAAATGCTGCAAATAAAAATTTTAAGAACACAGGACAACGTATGAACTATGATTTAGCAGTTGTTCTTGGGAAATTCGGAGACTATAAAAAATATATTGATAAACAAAAATATGAAGTGGAAAAAGCAATAATGGTTAAAGAAACACTTCAAGACCAGAAGAAAATTACTCATGTAATTAAAAATAAGGAAAATAAGAGTAATGAAGAATTTAATTTGTCTGATGTTTTAGACGATATGCTGCTTTAAGAGGTGATAATATGGATGAACAAACACAACCATTTGATTTAGCAACAGAGGCATTATTCATTGGAGGACTTTATTCTAATCCAATATTATTCGTTGAATATGAAAGTTTAGTAAAATCAAAGTATGATTTTTATGATCAGGATACGAAATTTTTATACGATTCTTTTGAAATATATTATAAAACTTTTTCTCAAGAAATTACTGAATCCAAGATTACAATATTTATGCAACAAGATGGTGAAAGATGGAAACGATTTAAAGAAATTGGTGGATGGAAAACAGTTGAAAGGCAAATGGAATTGTCTGATACAGGGGATATACAAAATTATTTTAATATTGTTAAAAAGTATTCCCTTATTCGAGAATTTGAAAGAAAAGGATTCCCAGTTCAGAAGTTAATTAATAATAAACATTTCGCCAAAATGAAACCTGAAGATGTAGTAAACTTCATGAGCTACAATATCAGTAATATTAGTACTGTAATTGGTGGAGGAAATTCAGCGGTTGTATTAGGTAATAATGCCACTAAAAAAATTGAAGAGTGGAGTATTGAACCTGATATGGGACATGAATTTCCATTCCCTACATGGACTAATCTTTTTAGAGGATGGAGAACAAAGAAACTTATT